AATAGTAAAGTAAGTTCATAACATCTAAAATTACTAAATAGATGTAAGGAGGCTTTTATGCTACATTACATTTATAAAACATTTAGTGATGATGGACTTTATTATATCGGTAGACACACAACAAAATATAATGATAGTTATCTTGGTTCAGGTAATTGGGTCAAAAGATGTAAAAGAAAAGGTGTAAAGTTACAGAGAGTTATATTAGAATATTGCTCTACGCAAAAAGAATTAATAAAAAGGGAACACGAAATTTTAAAAGAGCATATAGATATAGAAACTAATATGAACGAAAAAACCGATAGTGATGGTTGGACAAGTGAAACAGCCAGAAGAGTAGGGCCTAAAAATGGTATGTATGGTAAAAAACATACAAAAGAAACCATAGAAAAGATGAGGCAAAATAGAAAAGGTAAAGGTGTTGGTCACACTAGAAATGTAGGTGAGAACAACCCTATGTTTGGTAAAGTGAAGTCAGAAGAAACAAGAAAGAAAATATCAGAGGCTCTCAAGGGAATAGTCCGTTCAGAAGAAACAAAAAAGAAAGTGTCGGAATCTCTCAGGGGAAGAGTCGATTCAGAAGAAACAAGGAAGAAAAAGTCAGAGGCTCGTAAAGAATATTTGAGGAGAAAAAAAGATGGCATACAGTAAAGCTGTACTAGACCACTATGAGAATCCAAGAAACGTAGGATCATTTGATAAAAATGATGAAGATGTAGGCACAGGTATGGTCGGTGCACCGGCCTGTGGTGACGTATTAAAATTGTCGATAAAAGTAAATGATGATGGTATTATTCAAGATGCAAAATTTAAAACCTATGGTTGTGGTTCAGCCATAGCAAGTAGTAGTTTGATTACAGAATGGGTAAAAGGTAGTCATATAGACGAAGCTGCTGAATTAAAAAACACAGAGATCGCAAAAGAATTATCATTACCACCAGTTAAGATACATTGTTCGATTTTAGCTGAAGATGCAATTAAGGCTGCTATTGAAGATTATAAAAATAAAAAAGAAGGCGTTAAAGTTAAACTTGAAAAATTAAATTAGGAGTGTTATGCAAAACGATTTAAAACATTGTAGATTATCTGATCTAGTTTATAATGATCTTAGTGCAAAAATTAGAAAAGAAATTTGTAAAATGGGTTACGATACCGTTAAGTTTATTGACGTTGATGGTGCTCAGGCCTATGTTTGCAAAAGTGATACTCGAATAACATTTGTTTTTAGAGGCACAGAACCTAAAGAAGCAAGTGATGTAGTTGCAGATTTAAAAGCATGGAAAGAAAAAAGTAGAGTTGCAGGAAAAGTCCATGATGGTTTCTATGGTGAGCTCGAAAAGTTATGGGATAAAATATATCTCATAGCTATGAAAAATAGAGATAAAGAATGTACCATAACTGGTCATAGTCTTGGAGCTGCGATGGCAACAATATGTGCAGCTAGACTACAAAGTGTATTTAATACAGAAATAATTTTATATACCTTTGGATCACCAAGAGTTGGTAATAAGGAATTTGTAGACAATTTAAATGTTGAACATCACCGGTGGGTAAACAATAATGATGCAGTAACAAAAGTACCCCCAATTTGGTTGTTTTACAAGCACCATGGTATGTTAAATTATTTAAATTACTATGGAAAAGTCCGTGATGGTTATAGTTTCTATCAAAGAATAAAAGATATGTTAAGAGGTAGAGTTAGAGCTATCAAAAAATGGCAGTTTTTTAAAGGTGTGTATGATCATAGTATTACAAACTATGAAAAAAAATTATTTAAATTAAAAGGAGGAAGTAAATGAAGGTATTATGTGTTTTGTATGACGATCCAAAAAATGGAATGCCTAAAGATTATGCACTAGAAAATTTACCAGTAATTGAGAAATATCCTGATGGTCAAACATTACCATCACCAAAATCTATTGATTTTAATCCTGGTGAATTACTTGGTTGTGTATCAGGTGAATTAGGTCTTAGAGAATTTTTAGAATCAAATGGCCACGAATTGGTCGTTACCTCAGATAAAGATGGCGAGGGTTGTACAGCAGATAAAGAATTAGTTGATGCAGACGTTGTTATATCTCAACCATTCTGGCCATATTATCTCACAAGAGAAAAAATAGAATCAGCACCAAACTTAAAAATGGCGATCACAGCAGGTATAGGTTCAGACCACGTTGACTTGCAGGCCGCTATGGACAATGGTGTGGACGTGATGGAAGTAACGTATTGTAACTCAAGGTCAGTTGCAGAACATATCGTAATGATGGTTCTTGCATTGGTCAGAGATTATCATACACAGCATAAGATCGTAAATGAAGGTGGTTGGAATATCGCTGATGCAGTTTCAAGGTCTTATGATTTAGAAGGTATGAAAGTTGGTACAGTTGCAGCTGGTCGTATTGGTTTAGATGCACTAAAGAAACTAAAAGCCTTTGATGTAGAATTACATTATTTTGATAAACATAAATTGTCTGATGATGTAGAAGAAGAATTAGGTTTAGTTTACCATGATTCAGTAGAGTCACTTGTATCTGTTTGTGATGTTATTACTATCAATTGCCCATTACATCCTGAAACTGAAAATCTTTTTGATGCAGAATTAATTTCAAAGATGAAAAAAGGTGCATACATAGTAAACACGGCTCGTGGTAAGATTTGTGATAGACAAGCAATTGTTGATGCACTTGAATCAGGTCAATTAGCTGGTTATGCCGGTGATGTTTGGTTCCCACAACCTGCACCAAATGACCATTCTTGGAGAAGTATGCCTCATCATGGTATGACACCTCACACATCAGGAACATCATTAACAGCTCAGGCTAGATATGCAGCTGGTGTGAGAGAAATACTTGAAAAATTATTTGATGGTGAAGAGCAAAGAACTGAATACACCATTGTTAGAGATGGTGCATTAGCTGGAACTGGAAAACACTCTTATACAGAAGGTTCAGCAACAGATGGTTCAGAAGAAGCCGCCGAGTATAAGGCATAACAAAAGGAAAATAAATGTTAAAAGACGAAAGAACATATTATAAACCATTTAATTATCCATGGGCTTATGATGCGTGGTTGAAGCATGAACAATCACATTGGTTGCATACTGAAGTACCAATGAATGAGGATGTAAAAGATTGGAAGAATAAACTTTCTGAAGAAGAAAAAGCTTTTCTTACAAATATTTTTAGATTTTTTACTCAAGGTGATATAGATGTTGCAGGTGGTTATGTAAAGAATTATTTACCACATTTTCCACAACCAGAAGTAAGAATGATGCTGGCTGGTTTTGCAGCTCGTGAGGCGTTACATATTGCAGCTTACTCTCATTTAATTGAAACTCTTGGTATGCCTGAGTCAACATATTCAGAATTTGCCGACTATGAAGAGATGAGAGCTAAACACGATTATGTAATGGAATTATCATCTAAAAATGGTACAAAAGAATCAACAGCAACACATATTGCTGTGTTCTCAGCTTTTACTGAAGGTATGCAATTATTTTCGTCATTCATTATGTTATTAAATTTTCCAAGACACGGCAAAATGGTCGGCATGGGTCAGATTGTTACTTGGTCAATTGTTGATGAAACACAACACGCTGAATCAATGATTAAATTATTCAGAACATACATAGAAGAGAACAGAGAAATCTGGAATGATGATCTGAAAGGTAAAATTTATACGATTGCAACAAAGATGGTTGAATTAGAAGATAAATTTATTGACTTAGCTTTTAAAATGGGGCCAATGGATGATCTTAAACCAGAAGATGTAAAGCAATACATACGTTATATCGCAGACCGTAGATTAATTAGTTTAGGTTTAAAAGGTATATTTAAAGTGAAAAGAAATCCATTATTATGGGTCGAAGGTATGATTAATGCGCCCACACATACAAACTTTTTTGAAAACAGAGCAACTGACTATGCCAAAGGTGCTATGAAAGGAAAATGGGAAGATGTTTGGGGTAAAGCAGCCTAGTTTTGAAAACTATAGAATATACTTGTGATACTTGCGAATCATCATATACAATAAAATATGACGTAGAAGGAACAGAATCGGATCCGACTTATTGTCCATTCTGTTCCAGCTATATGGACATAGAAGAGGCAGAGATTGGAGATGAATGAGTTGGACTTACAATGGACATGAATTTAATCAAGGAAACGTTGGTAGTTCTTTTGGTTTCGTTTATTGCATACATAATCTTGTAGATAAAAAACGATACATTGGAAAGAAATTCTTTACTAAAGCCGGCTACAAACAAGTAAAAGGCAAAAGAAAGAAAATTAGAAAACCATCAGACTGGGAAAAGTATTGGGGTTCAAACAATACTCTTATTGATGATGTTAAAAAACACGGAGAAGATAAATTCATTAGAGAAATATTATATATTTGCTCTAATAGATCAGACTGTGCTTACTTAGAATTAAAAGAACAAATAGATCGCCGTGTGCTTGAAAGGGAGGACTATTACAATGATTATATCTATGTCCGTGTAGCTGGTAGGAACATAAGGTTTTTAACTGAACAGCAGCAAAGCTATCTATCCCCAAAAAACTAAAAAAGTAGGTAAATGTTTCACATATGCCTCACTTTTTTGTGCAATGCAATATAATAAATTATAAATAAAACATCTTGTAATTTATATGAATAGGAGAAGAAATTTTGAAGAATATTGAATTATATGCTAACAACTTTGGTAGAATGATAGTACACCCATGGAAATTGGCAACAAGAAGAGGCAATAGAGGCCCTAAGACATTTTTTAAGTACATTGCATTTTATTGGATTAGCTTTTGGGCGAGTCTAACAAGTATCTTTAATTTTATAGTATAGGAGATTTTATATGTTACAATCATTTTTAACAAATTCAATAGATACTCAAATGAATTTTTTGAGTCAAGCTAATGAGATCGCAAAGAAAAACACAGTAAAAGAATTTCATACATACATGGACAAGTCAGTAGATTTATTAACTAAAACGGCCGAGTATGCAAAAGAAATTATTAACACTAACAGCAAAATATTTACTTACAGCAAGTAGAGTCAAAACCTGGAAATATGTCCAGAAGAATAATTGGTGGATAAAATTTTCAATATACAATAATTCTAAAATTTTGTTATGTATCACATCTAAGAACACAGGCCAAACAATCGTGAGATATTTTGCAAACGAGGACTTGGCTTGTTCTTTTCTTAACTTAATTCTAGCTTTAGATCCCGCCATATATCACGAAACGGTACAATAAAAACCTAAATAGATGTAAAGATTATAAGGAGATCAAAATGGGATTAGTACTATTTTTATTTTTAACCATAACACCTTTGATAGGGTTTGTCATAGGATCAAAACTTTTAAAATAATAAATCATGAATGCTTTTGAAAAAACTATTATAATATCCTGTATCGTGTTAGTAACCCTCATTGCTGGGTTACTTTGGTCTACACCCTTACACGCAAATCACAACCCATCATTATTTGGCAAAGACACCCTTGAATGTCATTTAATAGGCATACAAGAGAACTGGCTCGACCAAATGCTTTCTAACGGTGAAAAACCGATTAAGCATCATTGTGTTTACAAATGTGAAAATAAGATAGAGTATATAGCAGAGCTAGAAGATGTCAAAGGTTGTCAATTCAATCGAACAATCTATAAAACGGAGATATGGGGCGGACATTTACACAAAGTACCGAACAAAGAAAAATACCGTGAATACACCGGTCACGTTTGGGAAGAAAATAACAATAAAAAAAAAGATTGTGAATGTGCTCCATGAAAAGGACAAATGCAAAGAACAGCAATCATCACAGATGCTTGGGAGCCACAAGTCAACGGCGTAGTCAAAACATATCAAAACGTAATTAAAGAGTTAGAAAAAAAAGAAGAAACAATTGAAGTATTACACCCACAATCATTGTGTTACAATGATGGAGTTACACCAATACCAAAATGGTGTATGGTCAGTTTACCATTCTATCGGGAAATAAAATTAATTGTAAATCCATGGATCTATAAAGATTTAATAAACTCTTATATATTTCTTGGTTATAAAATACATATTGCGACCGAAGGTCCTCTAGGTCTTTATGTGAGGCATTTATGTAATAAACGCAATTACTCTTATACAACATCATACCACACTAAATTTCCAGAATTTTTTGAGATATACACCGGATTTACAACAAAACTTTTATACAAATATTTTAGATGGTTTCATAGTAAATCCAAATGTGTGATGGTACCGACAAAAGCCATTCAAGAGCTTTTAGAAAGTAAAGGTTTCAAGAATATAAAAGTTTGGACAAGAGGTGTAAATCATAAATTATTCAATTCAAAATACAGAAAACCATGGGGACAAGGTTATATACTATGCGTAGCGAGAGCATCAAAAGAAAAAAATATAGATGAATTTTGCCAATTACATTACCCGAATAAAGTTTTTGTGGGTGATGGGCCTTATCTTGAAACACTCAAGAAAAAATATCCATTTGTAAAATTTACTGGTCAACTTGATGGTGTTGATTTAGCTCGATATTATGCGAGTGCTGATGCTTTTATATTCCCATCTAAAACTGATACATTCGGCATGGTATTATTGGAAAGTATTGCTTGTGGTACGCCAGTATTGGCG